TCAGATTCTATTTGAGCAGAACGTTGAGGCAACTTGGAATAAGTTCAAGGGCTTAGTTGAGCCAATTCTTTCCAATGTCCAAACTCAGTTCGGTATCACCGGCTATCGTTTGATTCTTGACAGCACAACAACCACTGAAGACTTGATTGATCAGAACATTCTTTATGCGAAGATTATGATTAAGCCGGCTCGTGCTATTGAGTACATTGCAATTGACTTTGCTATTCTCAACACTGGGGCTTCTTTCGACGACTAATAAATTATTGGGGGTGAAATTCCCCCATCTACACTATTTACAGATAGAATATTTATAGGAGACAACACCAATGGCTTTTTGGGGTTCAGATTATCAGAATACAGGACTATTAGATCCTAAGAGAAAGTTTAGATACATTCTGCAAATTAACAATTTTGATGTTAGTACTGAGGGTGGTGCTAGTGTAACGACTTCAGAAATTTGGTACGCCAAAACTGTTACACGTCCTTCTTTTACAATTGCTGCGACAGAGCACAATTACTTAAGTCATACTTTCTACTACCCAGGCTCTGTAAAGTGGGATCCAATTACTGTTACTATGGCAGATCCGCAGTCTCCTAACGTTGCTTTAATGCTTTCCAGAATTATTAATGATGATGCTGGCTACAAGGTCCCAATTAACTCCAATGTCAAAAATACAATGTCGAAGGCTAGTGCTGTCACTGCTTTAGGTGGTGTTGTTATTAGACAAATCGATGCAGATGGCAACGACATCGAGACTTGGACCCTTTATAATGCTTTTGTTACTAACGTCAAGTATGGTGATTTGGCTTATGGTGATGACGAGTTAGTTGAAATGTCAATGGAGTTAAGGTACGATTGGGCTAAAATTGCTTCCGCTGATGGCAGTTCTGCTTACTGGGACGGACAATAATTAAATAGAGGTGTAAATTGTCAAGAAATAGAGATAGGCTGGGGGCGCAACAGCCAGATACGAGCGCCCCGCCACAATTGACGCAAAACGATAATAGCGGTGGATTTAACTTTGTTGTTCCAACAGAGTTTGTTGAGCTTCCTTCAAAAGGCAAGTTCTATCCACCAAATCATCCTTTACATAATCAGGATGTGATTGAAATCAAACACATGACAGCAAAGGAAGAAGATCTTCTAACTTCTCAGTCTTTGCTGAAAAAGGGTGTTGTTTTAGATCGTTTGTTGCAGAGTGTGATAACAAATAAAGCAATCAGAGGAGAGCATCTTTTAGTTGGTGATCGAAACGCCATTCTAATTGCTGCAAGAATCTCCGGCTACGGACATGATTACAAAACTAAAGTAACTTGTCCTGCTTGTGGGACTGCTCAAGATTATTCCTTTGATCTAAGTGATGTTGGCGTTTATAATGGTTTTGGCTTCTCACCAGAGGAGGCAACATACAATGATGACGGCACTTTCACAACTATCCTGCCAAGAACAAAGATAGAGGTTACTTTTAGGCTATTAGCCGGCTCTGATGAAAAGAACTTAGTTTCTCAAGTCCAGAACTCTAGAAAGGCTAAGAAAGATGAGAATAACGTTACAAGACAGTTGAAAATGTTTGTGGTATCTGTTAATGGTGATACCAGCCAAGCGGCAATCAATTATGTTGTGGATAACATGCCATCTGCTGATGCAAGACACTTGCGTTATGTTTATAAGATTGCTAATCCTAACATCGACATGATTCAGCATTTTGAATGTAATTCTTGTGATCACGAGCAGGAACTGGAGGTGCCGCTTACAGTGGACTTTTTTTGGCCTGACCTATGAGTACATGGAAAGCGTTTATGAGCAGTTTTTCTTTCTAAAGTATGCTGGGGGTTGGTCTTTTTCGGAAGCTTATAATCTACCAATTGGTTTAAGAAATTGGTTTACAAAAAGACTAATCAAACAACTAGAAAACGAAAAAGAAGCAATTGAGAACGCTTCAAACGGAAGCAGTGGTTCTGGAAAACAGAAACTAACGCTCAGTAATCAGCCAAAAATGCCTTTAGGGCTTAAAAAATCTTTAGGCTAATTATAAGACAGGGTTTACCGCTCTGTCTTTTTGCTTTTATAACTATTTATCTTATAGATTATAAGGATTTTTTGTATGGCTATCGATCCAAGCAATTTAACACCCGAACAATTAAGAGAAAGAGAAGAACTTCAAAGAAGAATTAACGAACTAACTGAAGAAGAAAAGCGCAGATTAGCTGAACTACAGGGCTTGGTAGGTTCCATTCTAGAATTTGAAGAACGAAGACGTAAAATTTCAGAAAGGAATTTAGAAGACTCTGCTATTTTATTGGACAGGCTTAAGGGCATACAAGATGAACAAAGAAGACTAAACAATCTTTCAGATGAAGATTTTGTTATAAGACAAAGACAACTTGAGATCAATAGACAAGAGGCAGTATACAGAAAAGAAGCTGCTGAATTAGCTTATGATCAGTTGATTAGAGATGGTCAGATCAGCGACTCAATGAAAGAGAGGCTTCAGAGGCAGTATCAAAGTCTAGATTTTACCAAAGTAACTGCTGAGGAATTGTCTAACATCGTCAATAACGAACAAAGAAGAGTTAAGTTGAACGATGAGATAATGAAAGATGTCAAGACAATGGATGCTACGCAAACCAGAATTGTTCGACTTTTAGACAAAGCCAAATTCCTTATGGAAGAACAAAATGCTGAATTAAGAAAGCAGTTTTTGTTGAAAAGAGCTAATGAGTTTATTGATAACGTAGCTATTGGCTTGTTTGGTAAAATGAAAGAAGCAATACTTGCTATGGACGAGGCTCAAAGCAATTTCAATAAGAACTTTCAATTTGGACCAGAGTATACCGGTAGAATTAGAGAAACTTATAAAGAACTTAATCAGTATGGTGTGGGCATCAAAGAAGCAGCAGAAGCTCAAGCAGCATTAATTAATACAGTGACCGACTTTACAATGATGTCGGAAAAGCAAAGAGATGCTCTAACTGAGTCTGCAGCGCTAGCGTCGAAGCTTGGTGTGTCTAATGAGAATTTTGCAAGGGGTATCCAAGCTAGCACTAAATTTTTTGGACAGAACGTAGATAGCGCGATAGAAATACAATCTGACTTAGCGGCTAGTGCTAGAGCATTAGGCGTAAGTCAAGAAGTTATGTCATCTGGCTTTGCACAAAATAGTAGAGAGTTGGCTAAATTTGGCTCTGCTGGCGTAGCTACTTTCAAGAACTTAGCGAGAGTCGCAAAGATTACCGGATTAGAAGTTGAAAGATTATTATCAATTACTAGTAAGTTTGATACATTTGCAGGCGCTGCAGAACAAGCAGGTAAGTTAAATGCTGCATTAGGCGGAAACTTTGTAAACGCTATGGATCTTATGATGGCGACAGATCCTGTTGAGCGCTTTAACATGATTAGAGATTCGATTTTAGACACGGGGCTTTCTTTCGATGACATGAGCTACTATCAAAAGAACTTCTATAAAGATGCTCTTGGATTATCCGATGTTGGCGAATTGGCTCTTATGCTTTCAGGCAATACTGACATGCTAACTGGCTCACTAAACGCAAGTGGTGAAGAATTAGTAGAGCAAAAGAAAAGAGCAGCCGACGCTCTTAGTGTTCAAGAGAAATTTCAAGCAATCATTGCAGATAATGCCGAAGGACTTACTGCTTTTGCAGAGGCTTTGAACACTACTGTTGGGTTGCTACTAAAATTATCACCAGCTTTCAAAGTTCTTTTTCCATTAATGATTGCTTATAGAACTTACACTCTTGGAATGGCGGTCGCACAAACATTTTTAGCTTTTTCACAAATGGCTTCAGGTTCTGCTGCAGCCAGAGCAGCAACTGGTATGTTGATTTTTGCTGCTGCTATTGGTGCAATTGCGCTTGCTATGATGTTTGCTTCTCCATCCAAATTAGTTATTGGCTTGTTTGCCATGGCCGCAGCGTTTGCGTTGTTGGCTGTTTTAGGTCCTAAATTGGCACTAGGGCTAACTCCACTAGGAGCTTCGCTAATGGTTGTCGGACAAGGAATGTTGATGATCTCTGGCGCTGTTGCCATCGTGCTTGGTAGTGTCGGGTTACTAACTCTTGCCATTACTGGTTTGTTTGATTCAATGACGGAACTAGCTGGTACAACAGGGTTGTCAAGCGTAGCAAAAGAAATCAAAAACATTGCAGAGTCAATAGAACAAGTTCCAATTTTCAAAGCTATTGCATTCAAATCTGTCTTAGATTCAGCAGTAGTTGCTAGTAATGTCACCGCCCCTACAGCAGTTGCAAACAATGTCGCTGCTGCTGCAAGTGTCACTACTGCCGGGGGAGGCGCAGGTAGAACAGTGGTGAAGCAGCCAATTCAGCTTAATTTTGATGGTAAAAAATTATCTGAGTTTGTTACTGAGGTTATTGGCGAGCAAGTTAAGATTGTTCAGTCACAGACAAGATGAGGATTATAAATGGGGTTTAATTGGAATAATTACGATAGTATTGAAAACGTTGGTTCTTATCAAGATGGCGCTGATAATTTAG